ACTGCACCGACGGCAAAGCGCGCCGCGTCCCTCAATCCTCGCTTCTCCGGCTGGCTGATGGGCTATCCGATGGCGTGGTGCGAGGCGGCTTTGAAGGTGCCGAAGGCTTCCCGCTCGCGGAAGGCGCCGGCAACCGCGTCGGGAGATTGAGGGGCTATGGCAATTCAATCAACGCCTATGCGGCGGCAAAATTCATAAGGGCTTATCGAGATGTCATCGCCTTATAAAATGAAGAAGCTGAACGGACGCTCAATCCTGGAGCATCGCCTCGTGATGCAGAATCACCTTGGGCGAAAGCTCGGTCGCTTCGAGTTTGTCCATCACGACAACCACAACAAGAGGGACAACCGACTTGAGAATTTGATCGTCGTCACGCCAAAGCAACACGCCGCCGAACACGGCCAGCAAAAGCATCCGCTAGAGAAGACGTGCGACTGGTGTGGCGCTCTTTTCACGCCTCACCCGACCAAGCGCAAAACAGCGATCACGTGCTCCAAGGCGTGCAGATACGCGCGTCTCTCAGTGGCGAACCGCCGCCCTGATGCGCCGCGCTCGATTTACCGGCCGGGCGCTTACCCTTGCGAAATTAGCAGCCGGAAGCCGCCGCGCGGTTCATCCGTGCGTGGCGCGAAGTGAGGACCGCGGCATGATCACCTCGGCAGCTTCCGCCTCACCGATGCCAGTGCCAGCCCACGCGCCCGCAGCAGCGCCCGGAGCTCAGGCCAGACGCCGGGCGGGATCTCGTTCGATCCCGCATCCCATCGCCGCACCGTGCGGTCGGACACCTTCAGGTCGCGGGCGAGGTCGGACTGCCATCGCGGGCCGTACAGCGCCTCGCCAGCCTCGCGGAGAAGGGCGATCACGGGCGGAACTTCGGCATGAAGGGAATGCCGCTCGCGACGACTTCCGCGATGGCGTCCTTGCGGCGACGCCACGGATTGCCCCATGCGCGGTCGGCCAGCATCGTGCCGCCGAAGCTGCAGCGGATCACGCGCGCTTTCCAGCCGAGGCCGTCGTCGTTCGTCACCACGGCGAAATCATCGCCGGGATGCTGGGCGTGTTCGGCGCGCATCTCGCCTTCGCCGGGTTGGCGGTCGCGGAAGATGTGGAGCAGGGCCGGCGGGCCGTAGGTTTCGGTGTGCATCGTGGGCCTCCTGCCCGTTGCTCGGCGGGCCTGAGCGCCCATCCGTGTCCGGAATGTAGGACACACCCGGAGCGGCCGCAAGTGCTCATTTGCGCGAGGAAAGCATGAAGAACTCCAAGCCCTTCGCCACGGAGGTCGATCTGTGTGCGGCCGTGCGGGATGCCGACGCGGCGAGCTGGATGCCGAAGGTGTTGGCGTGACGACTCACCATGAAGCCCCCCCCGTCGATACGGAGACATCATGGGCGACCTGAAGCGCGCCGAAAACGACTGGTACAGCGACCCGCCGGAGGCGACCGAGGCGTTGCTCAGCGCGGAACGATTCGCCGGTGTGTCGTGGGACCCCGCATGCGGCCTCGGCACGATTCCCAAGGTGCTGGCCGCGCACGGGCATGTCTGCTTTCGAAGCGACATCGTCGATCGGGGTTGCGGCGCCACTGTGGCTGACTTCTTTCAGGCCGAGGCCCGACCGGCCGACAACATCGTCAGCAATCCACCCTACAACGTCGCTCAGGCCTTCGCCGATCGAGCGCTGTCGATCGCCAAGCACAAGGTCGCGCTGCTGCTGCCACTGACATTCCTTGAGGGCGAGCGACGGACTCGCTGGCGCCTCAAGACCCCGCTGGCGCGAATCCGGACGTTCTCATGGCGCATCAGCATGCCGCCTGGAGAGCTTCTGCAAGCCGGCGCTGTGACAGCTCAAGGCGGGAAGAAAGCCTTCGCCTGGTTCATCTGGGAACACGGCTGGCAAGGACCCGCTCAAGAGATCCCGATGCTTCGGCCGGCCAAACCCGATCAGAAGGAGGTCGTCTAATGGCCGGATCCCGTCCTGACACCTGGATGCCGATGTATTGGGGAGACTACCTCAAGGACACCGGCCACCTCAGCACGCTCGAGCACGGCGCCTACCTGCTGCTGCTGGGCCACTACTGGTCGTCCGGGACGCCGCTGCCGGACGACGACGGCAAGCTGCGCCGCATCGCCAAGATCGAGAGCGCGGCGAAGTGGAAGAAGTTGCGTCCGGTGATCGAAACCTTCTTCAGGGTCGGCGCCGGCGTCTGGCGTCACGGCCGCGTCGACAGGGAACTCGAGGCGGCTTCGAAGAGGTCTTCCGACGCCAAAGCCCGGGCCGGCAAGGCGGCCAAAGCGCGCTGGCAGGGCCAGCATGACGACATCCCGGAAGCGCCCCATGGCGACCAGTCCGGCGACGAAGAAGAGGAGCCAGGCCCGATGCTCCAAGCATGCTCCAAGCATCCGCAAACCGATGCTCCAAGCATCAACGCGACAACGGCGACCAGCGAATCTGCGTTCAAAATATTGAAAAGTTGCGACGATTTTCTGAACGCGGAAATTTCAACCCAAACCGCCGAAGTCATTGATTTTCCACGAAACCCGGATGCTCTAAGCACTCCTCAAGCAATGCTTGAGCAATGCCCGTCACAGCCACAGTCATCTTCATATGAATCCAGACCTGTAACTTCCGATTCTGAAGCAGCATCTTCTTCTGCTTCTGCGCGAGCCGACGACGGGCCTCAAGCGGCGATGGCCGAGCGCGCCATGGTCGACCAGGCCTTCGCGCTCTGGCTGCCCGTCGCCTACGAGCTCGGCATCCCCGACCCGCTGTTCATGAACCCGGATCGAAGGGCCCAGGTTGCCGATCGGCTTCGCGAATGTGGCGGCCTCGACGGCTGGAAGCTGGCGCTGGACCAACTGCGACGCTCGGACTGGCTGCTCGACGACGGCAAGCCGAAGCGCTGGCTGAACCTCTACACGCTGACGAAACCTGAAAATTTCACCGGTCTCATGGAGGGCCGCTATGCCGAACGTCACGACTCCCGCAGCACCGACCTCGAGCGTGCGCGTGCCGGAATCGATCAAGCGACTGCTGGCGGATCCGTTCCGGATGGAGGGGGAACCGACGCGTACCTGGACCGCTCCAACTAAGCTGCCACCGGACTGCACCGTCGGCATGCTGCGCGACTTCGTCGACCGCCTGCGCGGATCGCTGAAGCCGGCGCCGGCCGATACGATCCAGGCCTGCATCAAGGCGCTGGCGCACGGCACCGCGCACAAGGCCGCGTCCACGAAGGACTGGCAGTACCAGACCAAGCTCTATGCCAGGACGCTCGAGGACATCCCCAGCGATGTCTGGTTCGAGGTCACGAAGGATCTGCTGAAAACCTACGAGTGGTTTCCCGGAACGGCGGCAATCGCCAAGCGCGCCGAACCGATCCTTGTCGAGCGTCGGAAGCAGCTCGAACGGGCAGAGGCCACGCTGGCGGTGTTCGACGGCGGCAGGCCGCAGATCACCGGACCGGCGCCGAAGACGGCGGCATTCGAGCGCGAGCCCAAGGAGGTCAGGCTCCGGACGCTGCGGAACTCGCTGCGCAAGGTCGGCCAGCATCAGCGCGCCGCTGGCTACGAGCGCGAGCTCGCCGAGCTGGAGAACCGTGAGCCGGAGGGCTGGGTCAACGATCACCTCGCCGATCGAGCGACCGGTCCGGTCAAGGCGCCAGATGTCGAGTTGCCCAAGCCGTCGCCCAAGATGCAGGCCGCGCTGAATCGCGCCGCTGCGAAGCGTCACCGGCAGCAGGGCAGGGAGAAACTCGCCGCCATGCTCGATCGCGAGGCCGACGCCCTAGACCCGGCCTATGCCGACGAGCCCATCGGCAACCAACACGGGGAAGCGGCATGAAGCCCGCCATGTTCCGCGAAATGACCCACGTGCTGGGCGCGCCTGATGGTTGGGATGCCGAGGCGAAGGGCGAGTGCCTGGGCCTGCCCGTCGCGGCCGATCGCGAGCATCAGACGCTGACATCCTGCTGGGTGCTCGAGCCGGAGGAAATGGCGCTGATCGCCCAAGGCGGCCGCGTCTACCTGACCGTCCACGGGCTCTGCCAGCCGCCCGTGGCGCTGACCGTGAGGGCCAAGGAATGAGAAACGTGACGATCCCCAAACGCAAGTGCGAAGTCCGCGCCGATGGCGAGTGCCGCGCGCTGTACTGTCCACGTCATCGTAAGCGGCTCGCTTACTGCCCGTGGTCAAACAACGGCTACGTCAACTTCGGGCCGGACCCTGATGTCGTCGAGCAGGAGAAGCGCGAGAAACGCTCGAAGCGAAGCCGAGGATTTCCCGGCTGGTCGCGTGGACCGGCGTAGCAACGGAGCAATCACATGAGCGACATCGATGATCTTCGGGCCACAGTGGAGGAGGCCGTCGCCACATACCGTGACCGGGTCAAGTTCGGACTATCGAGCCGCAGCGGCGGCGCTTATCCGGATCGCTGCTGATCTGGTCGACCGCTACGAAACCGAAAAAAGTTCCGGCGCCGCTTCCTGAGGACGCCGACTTTGAGGCGCTGGGGCGATTCGTGCGTCATGCCAAGGCGCATCACGGCGGGCACTTCACGCTGTTGCGGTTCACGACGAAACTGGCGCGCTCAGTTTGGCACGATCGAATGGAGCCCTGACCTCGATGAGTTCTGGCAGAGGGCGATCGGGAAGATGCCCGCTGGCGAGACTATGGCCCAAGCGATCGAGGCGGCGTTCAAGCACGATAGGGGCCAAGCGGCATGAACCGCCACCGCTACGCCGAGCACCGGATCCCGACGTCGCTGGAGCGGCACGTCGGCAGAGCGAGCGATCCCGACACCGTGCGTCGCTACGCCGAGCAGGTCTACCACCAGGATCGCGGCGCCTTCTTCACGAAGGAGCAGTTGGCCCAGATGCACTGGCAGAATCGCGCGGTGATCGAGAGCGAGTTGCGCCGCATCTTCGGCAACAGACGGGGAGCCTGAGCATGGCGCGAGCAAAGAAGCCGAAGCCGAGACTGCCGACGCTCGAAGAGCAACTGGCGGATCACATGCGCGATGCGCCAACCGGCAAGGACGGTGACGCCTATGAGCAGGCCTATCGCCGCTCGTGGACGAAGCGGCGGATCGAGCTGGAGGATGCCATCCGGCATCGGAATGCCAAGCGGGTAGTCGACGACACCGTCGAGATCGTGACCGACGATCCGACAAACCGGAAGAAGCGCCGGCAGAACCCGACCCGCGTCCTGCAGTCGGAGGCATGGCGTCATAACCGGCTGGACGGCATGCAGCGGGATGCCTGGCAAGAGATGGCCTTGGCGTGGCAGACCCGCACCGTTGGGCTCGGCCCGTCGCGCTCCAAGTACGGGCTTAATGGCGGCGGATTCCCGTCGGGCTACAAGCTCGACCAGGAGTGGCGGGACTGGTGTGCAGCCGCCATCGATCGTCGCATCATGGTCGCGGTGGTGATCGATTGCATCGCCGAGCCGAAAACGCTTGCTGAGATCGAACGGGACCACAGGCTTCGCAAGGGACAGGCCATGAGCCAGTTCATTTTGGCGCTCGATCTGTGGTCGGAGTTGCGTGGTTGGCTGCGAGGGCCACGGATGCAGGCTGGGCCGAGCCTTTTGCCAGAGGGTGTCGCAACTGGGTCTTGACATTTGCGCACAGTGACCCCCTAGATGTGGCATCATTTCGAATTCAAGCGCCCGCCCGGCAATCCCGTGGCGGGCGTTTTCGTGAGCGGGTGGCGGCGATGCGGATGCAGAAGCCGACGCTCCGGGCCCGGGATCCTCGGTCGGTGAAGCGCCCACCTAAGACAGCGGAGCCGTTCTACTACTCGGCGGAGTGGATCAAGCTCCGCGACCAAGAGCGCGCCGCGGCGAAGGGCATCTGCCGTCGACCTGGATGCGGGAAGCGTGGCTTCATCGTCGACCACATCGTCGAGATCAAGGACGGCGGCGCCAAACTCGACCCTCGCAACGTCGAGCTGTTGTGCTCGTCGCATCACGGCGCGAAGACCGCAGCCGCACGTGCAAAGAGGGCGGGAGTCAGGTAGGATTTAAGCGGCCCCGCGAGGTGTTGGAAGCACCGCCGCAGGGCCTGACCACAGACCGTTCTGGAGGAACGCTCAATGGCTGGCCGAGAACCTACGTCAGGTAGGACCGTCGCGCTATGCTGCGCGATCTGCGAAACAACCTTCGATCACGCAACCAAGGGACGGGGTCGCCGTCCGAAGTTCTGTTCCGACAGGTGCCGGCAATCCAGGAACGGCCGGATCGAGATCGTTCGCCATGCGCCAAAGCGAGGGCGCACGCTGCACGATCTGACCTGCGTCCAGTGCGGCAAGGGCTTCAAGGCTCTCGACCTCAAGCGGAAGTGCTGCGGCCAAGAGTGCGGCGGCAAGTGGAGCAAGGCGCGGCAGACCGAATGGCGCATGAAGAGGGCGGCGGAGCGGAACGCGCGAACCTGCCAGTGCTGCGGTGTCACATTCAGGCGGCCACGCTCGAGCGATCCCGGGAAGTTCTGCTCTAGGGCCTGTGCGGTTAAGGGGAATCGGAAAAGCACAGACCCAAAGGATGCGAAGAAAGCGTGGAAGAGACGCGATCGTGTTCGACGTCGGGCAGCCAAGGGGCTTGATCGTCCGATGCCCTGCGCCCGATGCGCTCGCCTGTTTGAGCGCAGGAGCGAACGCCAGCGGTTTTGCTCTCTTGCCTGCGCCCAGCCAAGCCAGATGCACGGCCCTCGTCGATGCAAGGCTTGCGAGGTGGAGTTCACTCCTGCCCACGGCGGTGCGGAGTACTGCTCGCTGTCTTGCGCGCGCCGCACGATGAGGCTGAGGTACGGCAGGCGACACAAGGAGAGGGCGCAATATCACGGCGTCCCGTATGAGCCCGTGAACCGCCTGAAGGTATTCGAGCGTGACGGTTGGAAGTGCCAGGTCTGCGGCAGGGCTACCCCGCGCAAAGGGCAGGGCACATTCCGAGACAACGCCCCCGAGTTGGACCATCGCATTCCGATGGCGATGGGCGGAGCGCACAGCTACGAGAACTGCCAGCTCGCTTGCCGCAGGTGCAACGCCACGAAGGGCGGCACCAAGGTGGTGGGGCAGATGCCGCTGTTTGTCAGGCTGTAGCCCGCACCCCCCATACCCCCCTCCGATCTCTGGGACCCTGGGGAGGCCCAACCGCGTTGGGGCGCACGGAGAGGTTTAATTTTCTGGCCCGGAGTTTTCGACCGGCCCGAATTGCCCGATCTGCTCATAAACGACCACGGTTTTTGAGCGGCGGGCGGAGTTCTCAGAAATGGCGCGACCACGGTTCAAGCCGACCAAGGCGCAGCAGGCCGACGTCGAGATCATGAAGGCGGACGGATGGTCAAACGAACGGATCGCCCTCCAGCTTCGAATCGCCCGAAACACCCTCGAGCAGTACTTCGCCGATCAACTCCAGTACGGCGCGGACCTGGTGAGGTTGGAGAACCTCCGGAACGTCCGGAGGATGGCGAAGAAGAACGCCAGCGCGGCGAAGCAGCTCAACGATCGGCTCGACCTGGCCGCAACGCGCCGGCCGGACGGGGGCGACGAGCCGCCGGCGCCGACAAAGGAAACCAAGCTCGGCAAGAAGGAGCGGCTGCAGCGCGAAGCCGAAAATCCCAGCACCGACAGCGAGATGGGCGAGTTGATGGCGGCCCGGATGCGACAGGTGGCGCCGGCCAAGCTGAACTGAGGGAATGGAACTTCGCCTGTCTTGACTGGCAGGACCGCATCCGAACCGGACGGCCGCTGATTCCGGACCTCCCGCTGTTCAAGGCCGAAGCCGACATGGCGGTCGCCTTCTTCGACCGCATCCGGCTTCCCGACGTCATCGACACCCCGCTGCTACGCGACGCCTGCGGTGACTGGTTCCGCGACATCGTCCGGGCGCTCTTCGGCAGTCGCGATCCCGCAACGAACATCCGGTACGTCCGGGAAATCTTCGCGCTGGTAGGCAAGGGCAACAGCAAGACCACGTACAGCGCCGCCCTGATGGTGGTGGCGCTGCTGATGAACGTCCGGAAGAGGGTCGAGTTCCACTTCCTGGCGCCGGTGCAGAAGACCGCGGAACAAGCCTACGACAGCGCCAAGGGCATGATCGAGGCGGACCCGCAGCTCAACGCCCGGTTCCACTGCCGCGACCACAAGAAGGAGATCTTCGATAGGGTCAACAAGGCCAAGCTGGCCGTGAAGACCTTCGACCTCAAGACGATGACGGGCCCGAAGCCGGCCGGCGTCATGGTCGACGAGATCCATCTGCTCGCAAAGAGCGCCCACACCGCCAAGGTTCTCCGCCAGATCCGGGGCGGTCTGGAAAAGAACACCGATGGCTTCCTGATCTTCATCACGACGCAGTCCGATGATGTGCCAGTCGGGGCGTTCGAATCCGAACTGAAGGCGGCCCGCGCCATCCGCGACGGCAAGCGCAAGGGCCGCATGCTGCCGGTGCTGTACGAGTTCCCCGACGACATCGCGAAGGAGCCCGCGCTCTTCAAGAACCCGGCGAACTGGCCGATGGTCATGCCGAACCTCGGCCGGTCGCTTCAGATCGAGAGCCTGGTCGCCGACCTCGAGGCCGAGATCGAGAAGGGCATCGAAGCCGAGCGGCTCTGGTACAGCCAGCATCTCAGCATTCAGATCGGCATCGGTCTCGGCGTCGATCGCTGGGCCGGTGCGGAATTTTGGCAGCGTGCCGCTGATTCTGAACTGACGTTCGACGAGATTCTGAAGCGCAGCGAAGCCGTCGTGTTCGGCATCGACGGCGGCGGGCTCGACGATCTCTTCGGTTTCGTGATGATCGGCCGGTGTCGAGATACGAAGCGCTGGCTGCTGTGGTCGCACGCCTGGTGCCATGTCGGTGTGCTGGCCCGTCGCAAGTCGATTGCCGCCCTGTTGGAGGGCTTCAAGAAGGCCGGCGAACTGACCGTCGTCGACGACGAGCTCAAGGATACTTCCGAGATCGTCGACATCATCGCCAAGGTGAAGGACCTCGGGTTGCTTGCCGCCGTGGCCGCCGATCCCATGGGCCTCGATGAGTTCGTCGGCGCCCTCAAGGAGATCGACGTCACCGAGGAGAATGGTCTGCTGATCGGCATCTCCCAGGGCGGCGGTTTGATGTCGGCGATCAAGGCGACGGAGCGAGCGGTCGTTCAGCGCCGGCTGAGGCACTGCCCGTCCGGCCTGATGGATTGGGCGGTTGGAAACCTCAAGATCGAGGCGCTGGCGACCACAATCCGCGCCACGAAGCAGAACGCCGGCGACGCCAAGATCGATCCGGCGCTGGCGATGTTCGATGCCGCGGCGGTGATGGTGAAGAACCCGTCGCCTCCTGAGAGTTCCTACCTGTCGACCGGCGACCTGCTCGTCCTATAGGTGACCCCATGATGAAATCGATTGTCGCCGGCGCGCGAGGCATTCTCGCCGCGGTGCCGGTGGTCACGCGCGATCTCGCCGGTCTCGGTGGGGCGGGCCTGGTCGCCTACGGTGCGTGGCTGATCTATGTCCCGGCCGGCTTCATCGTTGGAGGTGTCCTGCTGATCCTCGCCGCCGTCCTGGCCGCGCGCGCCCAGCGCTCGGGTGCCTGATGCGCGGACTGTTCGGCACGTTCGCGGACGGCCTGCAGGGCGGCGCCGAGGTCAAGACGACCGACGCGTCGAACCTGACTTGGGCCAGGCTCATGAACCTGGAGGCGTCATCGAAGGCCGGCGTCGCGGTGACGGTCGATTCTGCCCTCAAGGTTTCGACGGTGTTCTCCTGCCTCCGAGTGCTGGCCAACGGCATCGCGCAGGTCCCGCTGAAGCTTTACCGCGAGGCCGATAACGGCTCGAAGTCGGTGGCCAAGGACCACCCCGTCAACAAGCTGATCTGGCGCCGGCCGAACGCCTGGATGACGTCGTTCGAGTTCCGGCAGATGATGATGTTCCATGCCGTGCTGACCGGCGTCGGCGTTGCCTATGTCGGCCGAGTCCGCAAGAAGCCGGCGGAACTGATTCCGCTGGTGCCGGGTACGTTCACCTTGAAGCAGGCCAAGGACTGGACTGTCAGCGTCGAGCTGAAAGAGGCGATCGGCGGCACCCGCACGCTGGATAGTTCCGAACTGTTCATCCTGCGCGGCCCGATGTGGAGCGGGGTCGCCGGTCTCAATGCGCTGGAGATCGCGCGGGAGGCCATCGGTCTGGCTATCGCGACGGAGGAAACGCACTCCGCCTTGCACGCCAACGGCGCCCAGCCCGGCGGCATCCTCAGCGTCAAGGGCGGACTGAATGACGACGGCCGCGCCCGCCTGAAGCAGTCCTGGCAAGCATATCAGGCGGGCCTCAAGAACAAGTTCAAGACCGCCGTTTTGGACATGGACGCGACCTGGACGCCGCTCGCGGCGACCGGCGTCGACAATCAGCACCTCGAAACCCGCCGCTTCCAGATCGAGGAGATCTGCCGCGATCTCGGCGTCTTCCCCCAAATGGTGGGCCACACCGACAAGACGGCGACCTTCGCCAGCTCGGAAGCCTTCTTTCTTGCCCATGTCGTGCACTCGCTGCAGCCTTGGGTCGAGAACTGGGAACAGGCGCTTGCGCTGTATCTCTTCCCGGAGGAGGACGACCTTCTCGCCAAGTTCTCAATGCAGGGCCTGCTCCGCGGCGATAACAAGACCCGCGCCGAGTTCTACGCCTCCGGCATCATCAATGGCTGGCTGACCCGGAACGAGGCCCGCCGGCTGGAAGACCTCAACCCGATCGACGGCCTCGACGATCCGCTATTGCCGCTCAACATGGGCACTCAGACCGAGCGCGACGCCCTGGCCAAGGATGTCACCGAGGCGGTGAAGTCGATGATTGGCCACAACGGCGGGCCGGGCCTCGACGATGCGGAGATCGAGCGCAAAGTCGGCCGGGTGCTATCGGCCCGCAACGAACGCCGAATCGTGACGGCGCGCGACAATCTCAACGAAGTTCTCAACACGCTGCCCACCGCGGAGAGCGAGTGATGCTCCACAGCACCATCCAACGCAAAGAAGCCGGCTTCCGTGTGAAGCAGCACGCCAGCTTCGGCCTGCGCGAAATCAAGTTCGCCGGCGACGAAGAAGCGCCCGGTACGTTCACGGGCTATGGCGCCGTGTTCGGAAACGAGGATCTCGGCGGCGATGTCATCGTGAAGGGCGCCTTCAAGGACACGCTTAAGGAGTGGAAGAAGCAGAAGAAGCTGCCGAAGATGCTCTGGCAGCACGGCGGCGGCTGGGCCGGATCTGCAGAGGACATGTTGCCGATCGGCAAGTGGCTGTCGATGGAAGAGGACGATCACGGCCTCAAGGTGCAGGGCCAGCTTCTCGCTCTCGACACCGACATCGGCAAGCGGCTGCACGCGGCGCTCAAGGCGGAAGTCATCGACCAGATGTCGATCGGCTACGTCGCCGTCGATGTCGCCTATGGCACGCGAACCGACGAGCCCCGTCGGAAGCTGAAGAAGATCGACCTATTCGAGGTCAGCCTGGTCCTGTTCGGGATGAACGACGAGACGTCCGTCGACTCCGTCAAGGGCCAGATCAAGACCATTCGTGATTTCGAGACCTTCCTACGGGATGTAGGCGGGTTTTCGTTGGCCGATGCGAAGGCGATTGCCTCGCGCGGCTTCAAGGCTGCGGACCTTCGGGATGAAGGCGACGTGGCGAGCGATCTCGCGGACATGCGCAAGCGTGTTGCGGGGCTTTTCACCACCACCAACTAACCGGAGTGCAAGACATGCACGTCATGAACCGTCAGCAGCGCCGAGCGCTGGAGCGGAAGGATGCCGGCGGCGCGCAGTCGCTGGCCGAGGTCAAGGAAATCGTCAACTCGATGATGACCGGCTTCGAGGAGTTCAAGAAGACCAACGACGCCCGGCTCGCGGACATCGCGAAGAAGGGCTCGGCCGATCCGCTTCTGGAGCAGAAGCTCGCCAACATCGAGGCTTCCTTCAAGAAGGGCGAGGAGCTCAGCGCGTCGCTGACTGCGCTCCAGCTGCAGCAGAAGAAGGATGCGGACCTCGCCAAGGAGCTTCGCGACCAGCTCGACGCCCTCGAGCTGAAAATGAAGCGCCCCGGCTCCGGGTCGCCGGAGTTCAAGGCCGAGATCAAGGCGCATCACGATGCCTGGTGCCGTGGCGCAATCACCGCGATCGCCACCGGCGGCGGTGTTGCGGCCCTGGCTGAGGCGCAGCAGAAGGCCTTCGCCAAGGTCGCCGAGGAGTGCAAGGCGCTCGGCATCTCCAACGACACCACCGGCGGCTTCCTGGCGCCGGTCGAGTTCGTCCGCGAGATCATCAAGGGCGTGACCGAGATTTCGCCGGTCCGGCAGCTGGTCCGCGTGCGGTCCACGGTCAACAAGTCGATGGCGATCCCGAAGCGCACCGGCCAGTTCTCGGCGGTCTGGGTCGCCGATCAGGGCACGCGCAGCGAGACCGACGGTCTGCGCTGGGGCANNGTCGGAAATCCCGACCCGACTGAGATGTATGCCCTGGTCGACATCTCGCACCAGAACCTCGAGGACTCCGCTTTCGATCTCGAGGCCGAGATCCGCAGCGAGTGCGACGAGCAGTTCGCCGTGGCAGAAGGCGCCGCCGTCGTCAGCGGCAACGGCGTCGGCAAGCCGTTTGGCTGGATGAGCGATACCGGCGTCGGCTCGACCGTTTCGGGCACGGCCGCGACGATCGCCGATGCCGATGGGCAGGCCAACGGCCTGATCACCCTGAAGCACGCGATCAAGACCGCCTACACCCGCAATGCCTCCTGGGCGCTGAACCGCACCACGCTCGGCTCGGTGCGCAAGCTCAAGGACGCCGACAAGGGCTACATCTGGATGCCCGGCATCGCTTTGGGCAAGCCGAACACCATCGACGGCGACCCCTACGTCGAGGTCCCCGACATGCCGAGCGAGGGCGCCGATGCGTACCCGATCGCCTACGGCGACTTCATGCGGGCCTACACCATGGTCGATCGCATCAACATGGTGATGCTGCGCGACCCCTTCACGCAGGCGACCAGCGGCAACGTCCGCTTCTTGGTCTACCGCCGCCTCGGCGGACAGGTGACCCTGTCGGAGGCGATCCGCAAGCTGAAGTGCTCGACCTGATCGGTCGCTGACTGACGGCGGCGGCCGGGCAACTGGCCGCCGCTTTCCTCTCTCGATTTCAACCTTTCTCCGGAGGCAATCGCCATGCGCGACCTTCATAATTGCGTCTACCCCAAGCGAGCGCTCTCGCCAGTGGCGGCGGGCACCGATAATACCCCTCTCGTCTCGCAGGTCCTCGATATGCTGGGCTTCGAGGCGGCCGAACTGCTGATCAACATCGGCGCCAACACCGACGCCGATGTCACGTTCGCAGTGCTGATCGAGCACAGCGATGCCTCGGGGTCCGGCTTCGAGGCCGTCCCCGATGCCCAGCTTCTCGGCACCGAGGCGCTGGCCGGCTTCCAGTTCGACGACGACAACGAACAGCGGAAGATCGGCTACATCGGCAACAAGCGCTATCTCCGCGCGACGATCACGCCTGCCAACAACGCGGCCGGCAACATCTTCGTGGCGGCGCAGTGGCTGCTGGGCTTCCCCCGCGAGGCGCCGACGGCGAACCCGCCGGCCTAGTGCCGGCTGGTTGATGTGAACGAGCGGGCGGCTTCGGCCGCCCGTTTCCTTTCCACAGTTCGGAGTGTTGGCCCATGAAGGTCAAGATCACCAAGGAATTCAACGGCGTCGAGAACGGCGCCCTCCATCCGCGGCTCTACGCGGTGGGCGAGATCGTCGAGGGCCGCCTGGCTGACGTCGCTCTTGCCGAGGGCTGGGGCGACGAATTGAAGGCCGAGGAGACCATCAACCCGACGGCCACGGTCGAGATCCCGGACGATTGGCGCGAGTTCAACGCCTCCGAAACCTGTCGCGCTGGCGACCGCTCTGGGCGCCGTCAACATCAAGACCAAGGCTCCGGCCGTCGAGTTCATCGAAGCCGAGATCGAGCGCCACGCGGCGGAAGCGGCTTAGGACTTCGCAATGGACGCGCCGCTCTTCGAGGTCACCACGCCCGCCGCCAATGCCGCGGCACGTCGGTTGACGACGGCAGCGAAGGTGCGTGCGCTCATCGGTTCACCGACCGGCGACGACGCCAAGATCGACAGCCTGATCGACGGCGTTTCAGCGGAGTGCGCGGCATACTGCAAACTCGCCCGCCCCGCCAACATGGCGTCACCGCCGACCTTCGGGCAGGAAGTCGTCAGGGCGACCTGGCTGGCCTCTTGCGAGCGACGCACCGCGATGCTGATCCTGCCGTGGCGGGTGGCTATCACGCCCGGCCAGATCGTCGAGGACGGCGTCAATCTCACGGCGAATGTCGACTACCGCCTCGTGGGCGGCGGCATGCTGCAGCGGATGTCCGCCGGCTCGCCGACCTATTGGTCATCGGCAGGTATCGTCGTGCCTTACACCGCGGGTTGGGTTCTTCCCGATGGTGTGTCTGCGGAGCTGGAGCACCAGGTCATCGAGCAGGTCAAGATGGCTTACTTCGGCGCGGCACAGAACCCGGCAATCCGCTCCGAAAGCGTGCCTGATGTGTATCAGGCCTCGTTCGCGGTGGCCGGCGGCGACAGCATCGGAAAGAGCGGCCTGCTGACCGCCCTCGAGGGTGCGCTGGATCCATTCAAGTCCTGGGCGCTCTGATGTCTGGCGCCGCTATCGCCGCGAATGCCGCCCGCATCATCGCCGCCCACGGCGAAACCATGACCATCTCCCGCGACGGCGAGGCCACCACTATCAGCCTGAAGGGCAAGCGCATCCCTGGCACGACCGAGGAAACCGGCGGCTCGGCTAAGCAGCAACGCTTCCGCGTGAAGATCGCGCCGACCGAACTCCTGGCCTCGACCTGGGCTTCGAAGGTTCCGAGCTCCAGCACGGACACGCTCTTCGTCGGCGGCCGTCCGCGCACGGTCGAGGATGTCCGCCCCCTCGGTGACGGCGACACCGTCGCGCTCTACGAGCTCGAGGTCGTCGGCTGATGGTCGCC